CCGGCGCCCGTCAGATTCAAGTGTGTGTAGAGTTTTCCGCGATAGCGGATCACGATGCCGGATTTGAGCATGTAACCGCCGTTTGCGCCTTTCTGCTCCTTCCGCAAATAGGAGGCGATCATCGCGGCCGCATCACGGAACCGGTTGGGACACCGGCCGCTGAAATCGGAAAGCATCGGACGCCCGAACACTTCCCGATAATCCGATTCGATCCGCTTCTTCTCTTCCATGCACAGAGAGGTGCCCGATGCGCACCTCTCCATGTACCAGTCCAACGGTTGCATACCCCCTACTCGGCCGGAGTACACAATGCTTCCAGCGCGGCGCGAGAAGCGTCGATACCGCCGGCGTCGAAGAAGATCTGCGGCGTCGGTGCGTTCTGCTCGATCAGGTCGCCGCCCCAACCTCCGTTGTAGCCGTCGCCGTACTTGTCGAGCGTCGCGTTCTGCATCGATGCGCCCTGTTCGTAGCCGATCACACAGAACGCCTGGCTGCCGTCCGCACCCTTCGCCTTGTTCTCGTAGATAGCGACCCAGTCCTCGTTCTTGAACGCCTCGATGTTCTGCGAGTTCGCGGGGCTGTCGGCCAGCATACGCAGCGGCAGCGTCTTGTTGATGGCGATGCCGATTTCGGCGTTCTGATCCTCGTAGATCAGCCCGTTGTAGGGCGTTTTGGAGGGAATCGAGAACCGATAGGCCCTCTTGCCGGATTTGAGTGCGATCTTGGTGATCTTCGGTTTGGTGTATTTCGTCGCCGATTCGTCCAGATCGGACTTCTTGATAAGATAGGCAATCTTCTCGACGCCCACCCCATAGACCGTGTTGCAATCTTGCAGGATATCGCCTGCCAGATCATTGATACATTCTGCCATTGTTTTTTTAATTTATTATAAAAGGGTCAATTCGTGTTTGAAGCAAATATAGGATACGCAGGAAGGGTTCCTCCGAACTTTTCGCTGTTTTTTACCTTTTGCGTCCGGCGTAGCGCGCCGTCTCATCCTGCACCTTGACCCGCCGCTGACCGTTGTTTATATCCCTGACCGTCACGACAGGGTTCGGAAGCCGGCGCATCACGCGCTCGAACATCTGTTCCATCTGACGCATCCCCGAACTCTTCTCCGGAAGATGCCGCGTCGGAATGGCGTTGCCGCCGCTCGACACGTTCATCATCGAGAGCACCGGCCCCCAATCCACGACTGCACGGGCCGTCATCACGGCCTCGCCGTTGGACAGCCGCGCAGCGATGCTGTCGCTCGTACCCGTACCGGGGCCGGTCACAAGACCGCCGCGGGCATAGTGGTATTTCGCGCCCTCCTCGGCCGCAGTACTATTCAACGACTTTATTTGAGATATAATGGTTGTAATTGTCGATATGGCGGCGACAGCACCCGCAATACCGTCCCAAACAGTTGCACTGGATGAAAAAGCCTTGCTTAACGCTGCACCCATTGACGCGATAGCCTGTGCGATACCTAACATTGCAACAACCGGCGCGCTCGCCCCAGCTTCTTCTGCCAAGCCACCCAGCGCACCCGCGAGATCGCTGGCGGCTTGGAAACTCATTCGCATGCTCTGCGCCTCTTTTTGGGCGCCTTTATTCATTTCGTCATGCAGGCGAATGAGCATTTCAAGCCGGCGGTTGTCTATTTCGATAGCCGAATCCCCCATTGCTCGGTACGCTGCGGCATACGAATCGAATTCGGCCAACTGTTCCCGAAGAATGGCAACGGTTTCATTCTGCGCGGCTTCGTCCCCACCGGAAAGTCGGGCCGAGAGGATGCGGTTGTTGTATTCATCCTCTTTCGCCTTGAACGTCTCTTGCATACGTCGGGCCAAGTCCATATCGATACCGTCTGCCTCCTTCGCAATATCGGCCGCCAACTTCTCGAACTCACCCGCAATTTTCACGTTCCCTTTGGCGATTTGCTCCCGCACGCCTTCAATCCAAGCATCTAATTCCGCCCGCCAGTTCGGCAAGTCGGGGGCTTCTACTTCCGGTGTGGCTGTTACGTTCTGGGGTGAATTTTTATTCAGTTCGTCGGGTGTGAGGGTAGTATATAGCTTCTCAGCCTCTGTCGAAAGACGTGCATTGGCTGCCTCAAGCGATTCCACAAACCGCCTGATGTCGCCGTCGAACTCATCCTGAATACGATCCCACACGGCCTGTCCTTCATCTCCGGCCTTTTCGAGACCGTCGCGTATGATTTTTGTAAGATCGTCAAGACGGGATTTTGTCTCGTCATAAATAGCTTTTTCTGATGATTGAACGCCAAAAAGATAGGCGCCAGCCCTTTGTTCTGGAGATAACCCTTTTGTAATTTCGCCCATCATCTTGTAATATTCTTTCTGGGCGGCATTATATTTATCTAAAGTCTCTACATAGTCATCGTATGCCCCAGCTTGGCTTTTTATCAGCAGCAGGTTCTTTTCGTTTTCCTCCATGAGAGACTGTGCCGCCCTCGCCTGCGCAACTTCTATAATAGATGCCCGAAGTTTGTCATACTGCGATTTTAGTTGTCCCGTCATGATCAACTCGGTATCCATATTGCCGAAATACGCCGGATATTCCTCCCGCAATTTTCGGACAGCCGTAGCCCGTTCCTCGTAAGGCTTTGTTAGGTCAGTGGCCGCATTGTAAAGGAGGTTGAGTTTTGTAACCTCCGACTGTGCGTTCAACCGACCTTCCGACATTGCCGCATTCATCTGATTCATTGCAAAGGTCGTGGCGTCTATCGTCTTTTTCCCCTTGAACAGGTTGTCTATCCAATTTACGATGTCCTTGCCATATACCGTGAGCAAGGTAATGCCGACGGATATAAGGCTGTTCCAGCTGAACACAGCAGCTCCCATCTGTTTGAGGATCGGTACTCCCTGCTTGCCCTCCTTCATGGCCAATTTATTGGCCGCACGAAGTTTGTTGATCTCGTCGACAAGCATCGGGATATTGTTCGAGATGGCGAGGAAAAACATATTCGCTCCCATTGTGGCCGACGGCAATTCGCGGACGATCTGCGACACCGATACATTCAGCCCGTTGAATGCCGACTGGTAATTACCCACATTCGAACGGAAATTCCCCAGCCGCTGTTCGGCCGCACTGACTTGCGCCTGCATCTTGGATATTCGCTCCGCTATCCCATTGCCTACGGAACCCTCTCGATCGGCGGCCGACAGTGCATTATACTGTGCCGTAAGATCGCGAATGGATTTACGCAGCCCATTTACCGAACCTTCGAGATTCTTCTCCTCTTTGATGTTGTCCTGAATCTCGCGAGAGAATAATCGCATCGCCGATTGAAGCGCCTTTACCTCTTCCCTGTTCGCAACCAACTCTTGCGTCGTTTGGGCTACCTGTTCATTATAGGCCTCCTCGTCGATCGTTCCGGCTTTGCGTGCGGCTTTAAGTCCCTTCAAACCGGACTTCAATTCGGAGATACGGTCGTTGAGCGTATCGATACGTTTAGCCGATTCGGACATTCCCTTGATCAAATCCGAGTATTTTACGCGGATATTGATAATTTTATCAATGTTTTCCATTTTGATAAGTTGTTTTATTTTTCATATCTTTGTTTTTAACCAAATCTCAAATCATCATGGCTAACATCTATGCAATCATCGGAATCGTAATGCTGGTATTCGGCATTCTGCAAATCGTTCTTTTCTTCAAACTCTGGGGAATGACGAACGATGTAGGTCAAATCAAGGGTTTACTATCTAATCTTTCAACTCAAAAAGCTACCACTGCAATGAGTTCTCATGATTTAGAGCAAACATCGTCCGAACAAAAAACCGAACAAAAAGTTGTCGGGGAATGGCCCGTGGGAACTCTTGTTGTTCATACGGCTACGTGGCAACAGATGCGCATCAAGGAAATCACGCCCGACCATAAATATGTGTGCACACAAGGTAATCTTGTTAGGGGGACATATGCAAAGGGATGTTTGATGTCATATGAAGACTACGTTACTACCATTTTAAGTGAAAACAAATCCAGCAGCTCCGTAGTAGGCATCGTGATTGCTCTTATCTGTATTTTAATCATCGCTATTCTATTTTTTACAGCTTGATCAATTTGCACTCGCATATACCGTCCTCACCGGTCGTGACGGAGTAGATGGCGAAATAGCATCCGTAGACGTCGAGGTAAACCCGCCGCGTATAGTCGAGATTGCAGATGTCGGCCACGGTCAGTTTGACGTAGACCGTAATCATGCGGAACTTTTTCAGGATCCGCTGGTAGTCTGCATACCGTTTCGCCACGATACCCTCCGACCCGCCGAAATACATCGTGCGGGGGAATAGGCCGTGCCTGTAACGACCTACCGTACCGTTTCCGTCTTCAATCGTCGTATTCACATCGGCAAGAATACGGGCAGAAGGAGCAGAGTAATTTACCTCCTTTGCTCCGTTGACTGTCTGTTCCTCATAGCAAGGCACAAAAGCGAATGGCCAATCGGAGTGATCCGTATTCCAACCTGCTCTATTGGCCGAAGCCGAGAAATCCAACGATACCAATTCATTCTCCCGCTCGATGTTCTCGTTGTCGATGGAGATGATACCCTGCGTGTTCAACATCTCGGCATCCTCGTCGTTGTCGTAGTCGAGCGTGTTGGTCTGGGCATAATCCCCCATCGTGAACTCCGTCCCCTCCGGCCGCCAGATTTCGCCCCGATCGTTCAGAATCACTTTGCGGCTCCAATCCTGAATCGTTGCGTCGAGATGACTGTCGACGATTCGTCTGTCGGTCTGCGTGTTCGGCGTCCGGTTGTCTCCCGAGCCGACGATGCGGTAGTCGTAGTCGATCGTCTCCGTCGAATTATAGAACTGATCGGGCGACATCATGCGGATCGTATTGCTATCCGAACTGTCCGGATAGGCGAAAAGTCCGGCCATTGTCATCAATGCCGACAGGAACTCCGCGTGCGTCATATCCGGCAGGTTCTCGGCTATCGGAAACGGAGAGGGAAACGATATATCGTCGAAGTGGGGCGTTATTACAAATTTAGCAGGTATGGTGTCTTCGCCAGACTCATTTTTTGTTCTAAAATTTTCCAGCGCCCAATAAATTATTTCATATTCTTCTACATTCACCTCGACTTTGTTAAAGATGTCTGATGAGGTGAATACAATACCTGATCCAATACCACCATTATCTTGTGTTTCAAGCAATATCTTAGGTTTTCCGCCAAGCGTTGGTATTCCATAGAGTCTAAGATAGACTGGTTGTGCAGCAATGTACCGACTGCCTTGAAAAACGATAGGATTTCCGCCATAGCTAAGGATAGATACATCAACAACCTTAGTATTTGAGATATAAAAATTCCGATAACGCCTCAAGTCATCCTCAGTTAAAATAGTACGCTTGTCTAATGTTATGTTTTCCTGCCTAAATTGTAGATAATAAAAGCTATCATAATAGCCTTTGGGTTCATAATATCCGGAACTTGCCTCGAACCGATCCGAATACCAACTATCGGGCCCCGAGTTTTTCGACACGAGCGGAACGATCATCGGATGTTTGTCGCTGGTTTGGCTCAAACGGGTTATATTCTCTATCGTGATACCGTGATATTTCTGTATGGCATCCAAGATCGCGGATACTTGTACGGACGGATGCGAATAATTGATATTACGTCCTGCCCCGAAATCAATCTGGATAAATCCTGCCAATGTCGTTTCATCTGGATCTACATATTTTGTATTCTCATTCCACTCGACATAATCCGCTCCCGCCACCTCGATGATCTGCTCGCGCAGATCGCGCAGCGAAGCGTCGAACAACGGCTGGAAGTTGTCGATGTTGCCCCACACGAGTGTGATGTTGATCGTGTCGGTTACGTCCGTAACCATCGCATACCCCCGCGTGAAGATCGGGAATCCGCCGAGGTAGTACGCTGCCGAATGCTTCCTGTATGCCGCCGAATCGTTCAAGATGTCGATGCGGTCGATCAGACCGAAGGCCTTGCGGTTGCGGGGCGTCAGCGGCAGATTGATCTCCGCGCTGCGGTTGCTCTGGATCACGTCGAGATCGTTGAAGACCGGCGACTGGAAGATCAGCGACGGAGTATCTTCCAGATCGCACAACTGACCGTTTATGTAGAGCTCCTTCGTCATAGCGTCAAGTGCTTTATCGAAAGTTCTACCACGCAGTCCTGCATGCAGGCATTCGTCCGCGAGATGTCGCCGTCTTCGACATAGGCGTCGATCCACACCTTCCGCCGGGCGTCGTACAGCTGCACCTCCCGTCCGGAGAGAATCGATGCGCACAGGTCGAACAGTTCACGGTCGACCAGTCCGCTATGGAGCGTATGGGTCGTGGTCGCCGTGATCGTGCGGTGGCGTTCGGGTGTCAGTTTCTCGGAGAGCGTTTCGAAGGTCTCGTCTTCGGATACGTCGTCGACGCGCTCGGTCGGATGCCAGAGAAAGTAACGCATCAATCCCGTTGCATCGCGCCAGCGCACGAACGATCCGCTGTCGCAAGGATTCACCACGACCGTCAGACGCGCGCTCTTCACGGCGCCGGTCGTGCCGCCCGTCGAGACGATCAACTGCCGCTCGCCGCCTCCGAATTCGCGGAAGAAGGTCATCGGAAGGGAGAACACGGGATCGACACGCGAATAGACCTCCCGCCGGCCGCTGTCGGCATCGGTGAAAGCGAAGTCCTGCATGGCGCCCGTATAGGAGTTGACGAGGATCTGCTCGCTGTAATCGAACGCCGGAAAGACCACGATCTTCGACGGCTGGGGCCAGCTGATCGGGGTATCGGCCTGCGCATTGTTCGTCATCGCACGCACCGACGCCCCTTTGAGCAGATAGAGCGGCGACGAGGCGATCACCCGCCCGTCTACTTCGAGGCTGATCGTCGTTTGCGCATTCCCGTCCTGTGCGATGATTTCGAACAGATCGTCCATCGGGAATACGGCCGAACCGTTGATGATCGAACGCACCAACGTATAGCCGCCGACTTTGACAACGGCCGCATTGTATGTCGGCGCTTCGCTGACTCCGACCGTATTGTAGTTTCTCGCCAGCGAAATGGCGGGTGTTAACCTATATTTAGGCATAATCACTGATTGTTTCATTCAACATCGTAAACACGCTGCGGTCGAGCTGCTCGGAGAGTTGCCGGTCGATGTCGTCCACGGCCGGCTGCAACAGGTCGAACAGGATCTCCGTACCGCCGCCCTCGCGGTAGAGCACCGTGCCCTTGCTCCATACGTTCGCCGCCACGGCGTAGGCGTCGATCTCCTCGATGCCGTAGAGCCCCTCTTTGGCCTGCGCCCATCGTTCGATCGCAAGGAGAAAGGCATCGAAGGAGGCGTATTGCGCCTGCACATCGCCCGCAGAATACCCCTCATCGACGCCGGCGATCCCCTGCCGGCCGACGAACGCCGCTTCGAAACCGTCGTCGTTCTGTTCGACCTGCGTTTGGAGCGATGCCGCCGTCGCGCCCGTGGCCCACTCCGGCACGCCGAGGCTGTTGACCCGCTTTCCGCTGCTGCCCGTCTTCGTTTGCAGATTCGCCACGACCTGCGTGCGCAGCGTATCGAACCGCGCTTCGCACACCTCGATGAATCGCTGCGGATCGAAATAGCGCAGTATCTTGTCGATCCTATCCATTGTTGCAGGTCGAATAGGTCATCGTCGCCTCGCATTCGACTCCGCAGACCAGCTGATCGAATCGGGCGGCGAACGGGGTGATCTTCGTGACCTGCACCTCGACTCCCCGATCCCGCAATGCCTCGAAAAACTCCGCCGAGCGGTCGATCATCTCCTCGACGATCGGCATGACCTGCGTCGCGGTATCGGGTTCCGCTTCGCCGAGGTCGCCGCAGAAGAGGAACTTCGAGGCGCGCTTGTAGACGCCATCGAGATCCGTCGGCGTGATCGTCTCGAAGAATTGCCGCACGACGACCGGATACTCCGTGATCGTTCCCAGGATGTAGTTCGTCTCTTTAAGGCGGGCATAGATATACGAACCGAAGCCGCACGCCCCGGCGGCCTTGTCGATATGGTCGTTCAGCGAGTTTATCTTCACTCCCACGATACGGCGGGCCGGCGGCGTCTGCCCGACGACCCTGTACTCGTATTCCTTGTTGTCGGTCATCTTCTTTTGATTTTAGAGGTTTGTATCCTGCTGAGATTGCGCTGCTCGATCACGTCGTTCGTCGTCGACTCGAAGGCTTCGTAGACGACGCTCCACTCCATGCCGTAGACCGACGCGGGCGATACGGCGCCGTTCATGATCTGCACGTACTTGCGCACCACGGCGGCGATGCCTCGGTCGGGGCGGTCGATCTGCGCCTGCCGCTCCTCGTCGGTCGGTTCGATTTTCAGATCGGCGAATCTCTTCGAGATGGCCGCGAGCGTGTCCATGCAGTGCAGAAAGTAGCGGTACGCACGGATGAACCGCAAATCCGCGACCTTCTCTTTCGGGATGCCGAGCATTTGCGACAACACGTTGACGAAGTAATCGGTGGAGCGGTTCGTCGCGTTCAGCACCGCCAGATCGCGCATCGTCATGTGTTTCGGATCGCGGGCCGCAATACGCCTGTCCGGCAGCCACCGCCGATGCAGTACGCAGCATTCCGGTTCCGCCCGTCTCCTGATCTCTTCTGCAAACCTACGGCTTTCGAGGTTGAACAATGCCGCCCTGCCGATGATGATGTCCCGAACGGTGTCGGTCGATTTGACGATCATAATCCGAATAAGTTTGCGGGTTCGAAAATTGCCGAACAATAGTCCGGCACGGCCCCCAGTTCGACGAGCTTCGGCCGCAGGACGCAGCATTGGCGCACCATATCGTTCCAAACCTCTATGGCACGGATGCGCGGACTCGCTTCGTCCGAATATTCCCCACGCTGCACCTTCTCGCCGGCCGGTGTGCCGACCGTAGTATGCGTGCGCAGCCAGTAGAAATAGACATAGTTCGCAATGGGCGAGGTCTTGACCGCTTCGTTTCTGAGCAGCGCAACGATCTGCGGATTCTCCTCCGCCGTCTCTGCCAGTGCCTCACCCAACAGATTGCGGAGGAATCTCGGCTCGTAAATGGCGATGTAGGAGTTCGCCGAATCGATGAGTGCCTGAGCGAGCGCCGTCGGCTTGTCGTCCTTCCGATTGGCGATGCCGGAGATGTAGATCGGATCCTTTTCGAAATAGGTATTGTCGATAATCATGGAAAATGTATTTAGCGGGCGCAGGGGCGATCAAACCCCTGCGTCCTGAAATTACTTCACCCGTTTCTCGATGGCGCGGCCCAACTTGATGAGCGTCTTGGCATGTACGGGATGCACCTCATAGGCTTTGCCCTTCTCCAGCGTATTGCCGGGGCCGCCGGTTCCGTAGACCGTCACGCGATCGTTGAAGTCCACATTGGTCTTTTCTTCTTTCGTTTCCATATTCTTTTTCGTTTAACGTGTTTGACTTAGGCTGCCACCTTCGAAGAGTCGGCAGCCGGTTTCTGCAAGGCGGCGATAATGGTCGCAAACGTGCCTTTGACGAACGCCCCCTGTTCGACCGATGCGAAGTACGAGTGCAGACGCTCCTCGCAGATGACCGTGAAGAGATTCTTCTGGAAGTCGTCGTCGACCCACCCGAATTCGACGCGAATGCCTTTGTACGGGCGAACGTTCCATTTGCTCGTATCGGCAACGAGGAAATCGCCGGCCTTGACGTAGGTCGATTCCACGATCTCCACCCCGCGGATGAGCCGGAACAGCTCGTCCGAGATGTAGTGACCCGTCGAATCCTTCGTCAGGTCGATGGAGGCCCGATCCGAAGGGTTGAGCATCACCACGTCGGGATAGAAGTTCAGGTTCCGCATCTGGAGGATCGCTGCGCGGATCGCATCGGCCTTGTTCGCCATTTCGACCGTCCCGTCGAGCGCGGTGGCCGTATAGGTGGCAGCAGCCGTAAAGATGCCTTTGAGATTCACGCCCGTGCCGTTACCGGTGAGCAGCTGTTTCGTGCGTTCCTGAACGAGCGACGTGCGCAGCATGTTGTCGATCTCCGACTGCATATAGTCGAAATCGTCGCGCATCTCGTAGGAGATTTTGGCCGATACGGCCACTTTCTTCGCCGTCGACGTCTCAGGGACATACGACCAGTCCATAGCGGGCTTCAAGGTCCCCTCGGCGATGAATGCAGGAGCGCCGTTGCCGGGCTTGCGATCCACCCACGTGATATTGGGCGAGTTGGTCGAGCCCTTGAACAACCGTTCTACGACGCGCGTGTCTTCGCTCGGCGCGTAATGAATCGTGCGGTCTACTTCGGTGTTGAGCGCTGCAACCGCCGTGGTATTGGCCGCCACGGTGATCGTCGTAGCCTCCGCTTTGATCTCCAGTTCGAGCGCCGTATTGCGTTTCTCCGCGAAAGCGCGTTTCGCCTCGTCGCTCGAAAGGAACGCCTTGATCTGCTCGCGGATCGTGCGGCCCTTGCCGGCGCTGCCGCTCATCGAACGGCGAATCTCGCTCCCCTGCTCCTTGAGAGCCTTCTCGATCTCCGCGATCTTCTCGGCCGACACGCCCAGTTTCCCGAGCGACGATTTTACCGACTCGACGATCTCTTCCTCCGATTTGATCCCCTCGGCCAGCATTTCGAGCTGGTCGTTGATGTGCTTGCCGAGCAATTCCATGCCCTTGCGATCCACATCCGAGAACTCCCCGCTGTCGGGCAGTTCGAATTTCTTGAATTTGAATGCCATGTTTTTCAGTTTTTGATTTGACCTAATTTTTCGAATACCGAACTGCGTGAAGTGAGTGGCGCGGGGGCCGGCTCGGCTTTGAACATCGACAGTATTCTGCTGTATACTTTTTCGTATTCATCGGGCGCGGTCTCCCGTAATGCCTTGACATATCGTTCCATGTCGTCCAAGGCTTTCATGTCGCCGATATACTCCGTGTGCTCGTTGGCGCCGAAGGTGACGACCGAAATCTCGTGCAGAATAATCTCCTTCACGATCAGGCAGTCGAGATCGGGATCGTAATCGCATTTGTCCCATACATACCGATAGCCGATCGAGAACTGGTTGAGCACCCCTTCGTGCATCTGCACCCATGCGCGGCGAGCGTCCGGCACGGCATCGAAATCCGAGAGCTGCACCGTGGCGTATCCGCCGTCGTCCTTCTCCTGGATCGACAGGATACGGCCGATCGGGTTCTTCGTCTCGTGCTGCCACAGGAATTGTATCTTCCGGTTCGTCGCAGACGCCGGCCCGCGCTCCTGAATACTCTTGCTGATGCAACCCTTCATCAGCATGTCGCCGTCCGAATCGACCGTTCCGAACGAACAGAACTTCACGAGAATGATGTGTTTCTCCTCGTCCACGACATCGGCCTTTAATATCGGCGCTTGCTTGAAAGCCCCGCCGCGGCTCATGACTTTTTTATACAGTAGTTTGTCCATTATTCCAGAATGTTTGCAATGATGTTTTTCCCCTGTTGCTCGGTAATGAGACCGGAGGCGATCGCGTTGCTGGCAGCCGTCACGGCCGCCGTCAGCGAGGCGGCATACAGCCGCTTCGCTTCCTGGAAGATCGACAGGTGATCGAAATAGGGAACGATGCGGAATCCATCGAACCCGTGCGCCACGTTCAATACCTCCGATATTCGCTCTGCATCCGGTTTGATCGCATCGTTGTACAATTTGACCTCGGCCGCCGTAAGATTCGCATAGGTCGTACCTTCGGTGTCGATCAGTACATACGGAACTTGATAGGCATCGGCGATCTCCTTCTTGGCATTGCGCTGCACCTCCGTGAGATTCATGTCCTTCATGTTGGCCGAAATCTGCACGAAAGCAGCCTTCAATCCGGTCACGATGTACTTATATTGGCCCTTCATCACGCCGTATCGCCGCAGGGCCGCTTGTGCCTGCTCCCGATCCTCCTTGTTCTCCGGCAACACGGATGTCCGGAAATCCTCGCTATTCAACGAGATGATACCCAATGCCCCTCTGTTGATGATGAGTTCGTTCTGCGCCTCGAATGACGACACGAAAGGATTGACGGCGTTCTGCAAGGCTGACAGACGCGACTGCGATGCTCCGAAGATATTCGGATTATAGGCCGAATCCCGCACGACGAACATTTGATCCCGATCGACACGAATTTGATAATCGTTGATCGAAACCATATAATAATCGATCTGCGGATCGGGCCGGAAACCGGTGAATTCGGAGGTCGTCACCTCCTGAACAAGCGGATTCGGAATCACGTAGAGTTCGTAGGCCGTGGGCACACCGACCGGCTCCCAGCGAAGAATATAGGCTTTTCCGTAAATATCCTTGAAGGCTTCGATCATCGCCGTGAAATCTTCGATCGTTTGAAAGTCATTCGGATGCTTCCACCTGTTCAGTTCCTCCGTGCGACCTGCGACCTGGCGAGCGTCGTCCGACGGATCGACAGCCCACCAGCGGGCGTTGCGAATTGCCTCGGATTTCTTGGTCACGACCGAAAACAACGCGCTGCACCGAGCGTAAGCGATAGTCTGTCCGGCAACGGTGTCGCAGTCGATCGTACTACCGCTGCCCAATCCCATTGCCGAGAGAAAATCGCGCACAGAGACGAACCGCTGTTCCTCCGCTGTCGGAGTTCCGCACTCCGATTTCGTCGTCAAGTCCTGACTCTTACTTCGCCACTTCAAGCTGAATCTCATTGCACATAGCCTTTGAAGCAAATGTAAGGGCGATAAAAGAGGGTTCTCCGAACTTTTCGCTGTTTTTTCATTTTCGGCGGTTGCAGACCCAATAGAGATACTCCATTACAGCGTATCGGGCCGCATCCCACAAGTGATTGAATTTGTCGATCGGCTGGTTGATCGTAATGCCGTTCACCGAATCCCACACATAGGAATTGGCCTCGGTTTGGAAATTACGGCTGCGGACGATATGGAGGCGGAACGATTTGACCATGTGAATTCCGTCCGTTACGGAACCGGCATATTTCTTCGCCTTCACCACGCTGAGCCCGCGCAGCAGCAGGCCGTCGACCATCGATTCGGGATTTTTAGCGTATTTGTCCGCCGAGTCGGCGAATATGGGCATCCGCCCGACTGTCCCCTCTATCGCATCATAGAGCAAGGCCGGATCGGAGCAGGGTGCATAAAACTCTTCCTTCATGTATAGATCAAGCCCCCGAAGCCCCAGACGGACGAGCGCCGTAGGATCGTTCGTAAATCCGAAGTCGAGGCCGAACACGACCCTTTCCAGGTCGGACGGAAATTCATCGATCCAGTCGATATTCGGATAGACAAGGCCCTCTTTCGCCGCACGGATTCCCAATCCATAGACTTTCCATCGCCACTCGTCGGCCGTGCCCGCAGCAATGTTCGCCGGTGTAGGTTCATAGGATTCGATCTCTCGTATGACCCCAGGCGGGCAGAACGGATTGTCTTTGTATGTCGTGTGCGTAAAATAGGTGTGCGGCTGCCCTTCCAGTTCGAAGGCCCAATGTTCGGTATATTTGGGATTCCAGTCGCCGATGACCATCGTCGTGCAGCGCATCGTGATATTTTTGTACTGCTGCTTCGAGATGTCGTCCAGCATCTCGTTGATGTAGATGATGTCGCAATCGTATCCTTCACGGCTATCCATTCTGTCCAATCCGCGGAAATGGATCACGGAGTTGTTGATATAGTAGTCGGGATGTTGATTCTCGCTGCGCATCGCATCGGGATCGTAGACGCCGCGCAGGGTCAGTTTCTTGCGGAAATCGGCAAGGGTGATCTCCTTGCAGGCCTGCAACGTATTTCGATATACGAAGATATTGAGCGGGGATAGTGCGAGCGTACAGATGTCGTACAGAAAATCGAAGGCATCGTAGGTCTTCCCCGAACGGCTCGACCCTTCATTAAAAATCTTCAACACCGCATCCCGTTCCCTGTACTGCATGTACCGATACATGAGGTAACGATACACTTTCCCCCGATAGGTGCGGATGTCAGGCAGACGATGCATCGGCAGGCGGTGTTTTTTCGATCGACAACGCATCCTCCGCGTCTATTTGAATGACGACGGGAGCGACGGCAGGATTTTCTATCTTTCCGGATAGTTTCACCTCCTTCGGCGCTGCGTAACCCAACATGTTCATGATGCTGTCGAGACTCTTCTGCTTGTCGTAGCACTCGATCTTCACGAACTCCTCGACAATCTCATCGCCATTCGAAGCGATCCGTTTGACCTGTTTGGTATTGATCGACTTTATACATGCCTTCTCGTCGTCCGTGAGCGACTCGAACTCTTTAAGTGACATCCAGCCGTTACGAATGCGGGTCGCATCCGAAAAGGCGATCTTCTGGTGCTCGCGGATGATCTGCAAGGCCGAGATGCCCGCAGCCTCGGCAAGGTGAGTTTTCAGATATTCGATCCTCGCTGCAACCTCGCTGTTTTGTAATAGCAGATAGGCATTATTCCATACCGTGTTATCGCTCATGTTCGAACATCTGTAAGCATAGCGATATGCCTCGGACGCATTACCGCATTCGAGGTACTTATTGCAAAACTTTTCCTGTTTGATCGTGAGCTTGCCCATATATGCAAAGATCGCCTATCGGGGAGACGATTCTTTCAACTTTTCGCTCTTTTTCATTGCCCGATATAGCGGTATTGTAGGTGTGCATGTAAATCATGCCACTCTTCGATCAGTCGGGGATGCCGTTCGACAAATGCCTCCCACTCGATGCGGCGCAGATAGATCCGCCCGTTGCGGACGACTGCTCCGAGTGTTCGATCCACTCGAATCGATTTCCATATCCAACGTGTCGAAATGCCGTACTCATCGGCTGCGGCCTGAATTGAGATAAAATGGTTCATTGCAAATCCCGAATTAATTACTACCTTTGTTCTTGGGTGAGGGGTGATTCTTCGGGATCGCCTCTTTTTATATCAAACAGTTACCTCCTGTTCTACTTTCCGGAATATTACATCCATCTCATCCTCTCGTTCGTACCAACGACAGCTGCCTGTCATCTCGTTGTAAGAGCAATTGCCAAAACGCGCACAATCCCAACATGCACATCCCTCTTTATTTCGATCATACCCTACAACCTCTACGGTCTCGCCTTCATACACGAACCGCTCGCCGACCGGACGGGAGTAACGTTTTTCATCTCTGGGTTTCATGGCTTCCCTACCTTTCGAGTTTCACCTCCTCGTCCATTCCGACGATACCCCGCCGGCGCAGGCGCTTGATAAAGTTCTTCATGTTCAATGCCTGCTCATAGTAACAGTCCTTTTCGACCTTGACACGCGATTTGCGGTCGCTCTCGACCTTCATGTTCTCAGGATTCAGCCACGAATCGGCCGAAACCTCCACTTCCGCTCTCGACGCTGTCCGCGTAACCGTATTGAATTTATAGAGGGTATGACCGGGCACCCGAACCATCTGTCCGATCAGTTTGTATTCGTTCTGCGTTCGTTCGACGGCCTCGATCTGCGCTTTGGCTATCTTATCGTTCGTCACGCCGTCATGTGGAGTCAAGATGTCCATCGTTCTATTTGTTTTCGTAGATCGGCCGCCAACCCAAAACATGCAGATTCTCGAACGTTCTGTCGAGGTCTACGCTCCAGCCAGTCGGGAATTCGTTGACCGCATACCATGCACCCGTTACGAGCGTTGCGCCATTGGGTAACACACACTTCGCAATGACACGCATCTCATCCGTCGGCGGCTTGTTGGGATCATTCCAGCGGGTCAATTCTTCCCGTTCGGATTGTGCACCGGCGATGAAATCCAATTCAGTTGCTTTCTTGTGGCCGACAAAGTCTCTGAACCCACCGCACCATACTTTTCGCGCGTATGATTTTGCCCGTTCTTCAATCGTTTTCATATTTCGTTCAGTTTATAGCGACCCTTTTTTATTCCGAAGTAAAAGTCCTTTTTCTACCAGCCTTAAACAGATAGGGGAAGCCCAACAACTATGGTGTGCTCCGGAAAACCCGAAAGTTCGAGCGTGTTCAGTCCCTATCACCGACGGCGACACATAATCTTTACCTTTCAGGTAGGATATTATCCACTCTTCGCTTTTCGTCAGTTTCATATCTCGTTTAGTTTTTGAATAAATGATCTCAAATCTTCACACAGTACAGGGTGGCAATCCCTGCCGATCCCGCCACAATCGTCCTTGTATTTGCAGGAGGACTTGAATGCCTCTACCGCTTTTTGCCGCATCAGCTGCTCGGTATCCTGCTCGGCGAGTTCGGCCGCACGGGTCATTGCAGCCCGAAGTTGCCATTTGGCATGGTCTGTCATCTCCACCGTGAGATGATCCATACACCCGTCGATAAATTCTTTTGCTTCTTTGCTTTTCATCATTCACCTCCTTTCAGCAGTTCGGGGTTATCGTGGCGTCTGCCCCTGAATTTAATGTCTTTCATATTCACCTTTATTTTACCGGTTATCTCCGTCACCCTCGATAACACCGCGTTCCTGTCGGCTGGAAAGTTTGTTGAGGTTGGCCCAGCACACATTCTCCAAGCTCCAACCAAACTGTCTGGCAAGACCAGCGCAGAACCACATGATGTCGCCAACTTCGTACATTAGTTCCTCAGCAAGGTACCCCGCATCTTTCGGAGGCGCAGAAAAGACAACTCTGTCACCATCCATACGGATGATCCCTTTCCGTTTCCACTTTGCGATTTTGTCAGCAACCTCCCCCACTTCTGCCATAAGACCGAACAACATGTAGGTGTCATTCTTGCAACTCTCCATGCAGGTCGTCATCGCCCGCTCTTGATACTCATTCAATGTCATATCTGTAACTATTTCGAGATTTTGCGAGAATCTCGCTATTTCACCAATTCGAACTCATAAGCCACGACCCACGGATTGCGTTTCCACGTTCCCCGTCCGGACACCTTGTCGATCAGCGAAGCGAAGGCTTCGCGGGGAGTGTCAAACCCATCATCGCTATTCCCAAAAAGGCCGTAAACTTCGTATTTGTCGTACTCTACATCCCCTAAGATACCCTCCTTCATGCAATCCTCCTCCGAAATATCCTGCAACCGCTCGCACTTGATTCCGGTGATGCGGATTCGGTACGGCATCAGTGCAGGGTTTACAAATAGCTTATTGCCCCATCCTGCATGTTCCTTTGGAACGTGGTAATTGCCGCAACTCTTGTAGCTCTGCGCCACGGCCACGACCTCGCCGACCTTGTAGCGGGGTGCTTCCCTCTCGTAAAATTCTTTTTCGCTTTCATGGACATATACGCCGCCCACGCTCGGAGCATCAGAAACAAACTCCATCCATTGCTCTGTAAGGGCCCACGGAACCAGCCGCCTCGTCATGGTCTTTCGCCCCTCGATGACCGCCTGCGTCAAGCCGTAGCGGTCGTTGAACATAATCTTTTTCATCCGATATCTGATTTCCTTTATCTTGGTTAATTATTCATGAAGCACATCCATATCGTTTTCCCATGTTTGGATGTCGGGTTTCCGAACAACGGTTTATAGGGGATGATGTCCAATATTTGCCGAACTTTTATCTGATCTTCATTCCATTTGAATATCAGAATTCCTTCCGGCTTCAAGACCCGCATACATTCATCGAAAGCAGCACGTATATCCGTTTCCCAAGAAGGAAGAAGCATTCCGTATTTCTGAGCCAACCATGACGTGCCGCCTAATTTTCTGAGGTGCGGCGGATCCAATACAACCAGCCGGAACGATTCATCGTCGAAAGGCATAGCCCGAAAATCTCCGACTATGTCGGGATCCACCTTGACACGACGCCCATCACAAGCGATGAATTCCTCGCGGCGAATATCCATAAATAGAGCTTCTGAACAACATTTGTCGAACCACATCATACGGGCTCCGCAACACGCATCGAGAATCTTTTTGTCTGTCTTCATTGCTTTTCGTATTCATTTATCGTTTCGAAAATCCGCAGCGCCACCTGCGGGACTATGGCGTTGCCGTAGGCTTTGATCGACTCCCTGCACCATGCCGGAAAGGTAATTCCGTCCAGTCCGGCGGAAAGCCCATCATCTGGGCCACATATCGGGGACTCAGTCGGGAACCCTTCCCAGTTCGGGACGGATGCGAAATCATGACGTCGTGGACGACTCCGCTCTTCTG